CTGGATTAGTGGGGCGGGAGCGAATTACGGTCTCCGAGCACACGTTAACGTCTTGGCAGACGATAGAGACGAGAGCGGAACTAGTCGACTTCCATCATGTTGACACGACGGCCACGACGGGACGGAATCAAAGCAGTGCCACCCTGAGCGTCGGTACTGCTGAAATAATTACCGAGGCGGTCGACGATATTGCCCGCGGCACCACCAATGGCCGCCCCAACGACCCGCCCCACACCTCCCGCGATGGCACCGCCAATCGCTCGAAAACCGCCCGAAATGCCCTCCTTGACAGTGTTGGTGGAGATGCCAAAAACATTGTCTGCAGCGGCCTCGACGAACGGGGTGGACATCCGTCCACGACCCATATTGGCAACACTCGACACGAAAGGGCCCTGCGTATACTCCAAATGCAACACGACTTCAAGCAAGGTGGGGGCACTGGTCGTGGCGTTCTGGATACCGATCACGACAGGATTGCCGCAGAAATTCTCGGGAAGCTCGCCAGTGCCGAGAGTATCGATGGTGCCCCAATTACGAAAAGTGAAATCGACGGGGTCAAGAGGACGCCAGAACACAGAAACGCCCTTACGCAAAGCGAAGGATTCAGTCTGTTCAAAGTTGAGAAAGGTAGTGACACCCTGGGTGGCAGTGGTAGTGGCGTCGATTGGCAAGCCATTGACCGTATTATCCGTGGTGGAAGAACCAGGAACGATGTCATCACGGGGAAGAAGACCGGCGACGACAAGGCCTGCATCGTTGGTAGCAGACGCAATGGAAGTGAGCCGCACGCCCATGGCGACCACACGCGCGCCATTGGCACGGGCTTGAAGATCCGCAGTCTGCTGAAACACAACACCAGCTACAGTATACGTGTAGGGTGGACCCGAAGTAGATGACACGAGGACGGTGTCGAAAACGCGAGGCCAAACAACGATACTAGAAGCGCTAGTAGTGACAATAACTCCTGAAGTATACAGGGTGGCGAGGCCAGTGGGCTGTGAACAACCTGCGCCCAGGCGGACGGGCGGGCAGTTGAAAGGGTCATTGAGACAACACATGTAAGCTTTCTCATCACCTCCCATAGCGAGACCGCCCATCTGGCGGGCCATGATGAGACGGCTACGGGCGCGACGATTACCGCGCCGGCGGCCCTGCACGACAACAGTACGTCGAGCCCGTTGTTGCTGAACGATGGTGACACCTTGACGACGACGCCGCCGTGGTCGAGCAGAATTAGCAAGAATAACACGAGTGGGTCCAGGATTCGGCTCAATGCCTTGCGTGGTTAAGTCAATGGGGCACGAAGGGGCAATGGCAGACTCAAGACGATCAGAATCGATAGGCTTAGGATAAAGACAATCCTTACGAGAACTGTCGGTGTCTACCAACACCTGCAAGGCAGAGGAATGTATAGTGACCGCATGAGTGCGCACACAAGCAAGATCGCGCTCGAGTGCTTCCTGAAGCTCGGGCGTCCAACCATATTGGGCGAACAAATCGTCCCACGTCTCGGGCGTGGTGTCACCGGTGTGACTCCGGACCATCTTCCAATGCTCGGGCCGGGGCTCGACGACGCCTGAACCAGAAGTGACGCGCAGATAAGTGTCAACGAGAGCACGACCAGGAGGAGACGAAGCGAAGGCGGCTTGAATGCTGAGGGCAGCGCCGCGCAAGACCGCGGCGGCATTGTCAACCGTGGCATGGACACTAAAGGCGAGCTTGGCAGCCATCTTACCAACCATCGGGATGAAACGCCAACCACGGGAAGTTCGAGTAAGGCGACAACTCAAAAACTCGACTTGATTAAGATGCTCGACATGACGGACGGTGGCGGGGAGGCCGAGTGCCGCAAGGGCAGTTTCAAAGTCGATGCGTGGCCCATTGTAATTGAGTTGGCTATCATCGCCCCCCGCTAAGAATAGAACGTCCATGTCGCGGGGGTGTACGTCGCGGGCTCGGCAGAAAACATAAGACATGGCAAGAAGATTCCAGATGGTATTCATGAGTGTAGTACGGGGATCGCCAGACTCCCTACAGTAATCGGCGGAATACTTAACACCCTCACGGGAACTCCCATGGGCCTCAAGACTGGCACGAACGAGCTGCCGGCCGGCAACGGTGAGACCATACCGTGACATTTTCTTGATCTCAGACGCGCCCATGTCGGGACCTTGATTGGAATCGTACGAATCGAAATCGCCATTGGCGCGGTTATCCC